TTGGTGACATTGATTTAAATGGTAAAGAAATTTATTTTTGGCAACCCGGAACTGAGGAAGTACAAACTGAAACTGATTTTGAAGTCGAAGATCACAAAACCACACAAAGTAGATTATTTGGAAGTGTTTTCACAATAAGGGATACAGAGGAACAAAACAGAATTTATAAAATAGAAAGTCTTACATATACTGAAGAAGGATTTATTCAAGTTTCGGCTTCACATGTTCCTTTGTTAGATGATGGTAGTATTGCTACAATAAATTATGATGCTAATGATTTTGAGACAGTCTAATGGCCAAAAAAGACTTTCCTAATATTAGAAACGGTCCTTCAACCAGAACATTTACTCCCGGTGAATACCCACAAGCGGTTTTTACTGCTCAAAATGGTGCAGTTTCAGTTATCAGATATGGCATTTTAAAAACTAACACAAGATTAACTTTAGGTTTCAATAATATAGAAGATACAGATGTGCTTGCAATTCTTAATTTTTATGAAGAAGTTAATTCTGATTATGACCACATTTATTTTAGTAAGACCGAACTAAGAGGTATTACGAGTGGAGATTTAAGAGATGTATATAGAGAAATTGATGGTGACGATAATCATAAAGTATATTATAGATTTGAAACACCACCAGTTGTAACTAGCGTTCAACCAAATAGATCAAATGTTATGTGTAAATTTGTCGGTTTACTAGATGGACAGTAGAATAAGTTTAAATTTTACTTATAATTATGGCTCACTATTACTCTGGAACTAAAGGAAAATTATTTGTAGGTGATGCAGATTCAAGTATTGATACGGCGGCTGATGAAGTAGCAAAGGTTCGATCTTGGTCTTTCTCAGCATCAACAAGCACTTTAGAAACAGTATCTTTAGGAGATCACGATAGAACAATAATTTCAGGAATTTCAAGTGCCTCTGGATCGGCAAGTATTTATTATTACGCAACGTCTACAACAGGTAATAACAACAGCGGAGTTTTATCAAGTAAAATTATTGATACTATAATCCCTTCAACATCTGGTGAAAGACCAAAAGTAAGATTTAGACTTCAATCCGATGCAAACCATAGAATTGACTTTGATGCAGTAATTACAAATTTCAGCATGACTAATGCTGTTGGTGAAGTTATGTCTGCTAACGTAGAATTTGATGTTGATGGTATACCTTTAAACAATGATTTCTAATGTCTGTATATTTTGGTTCTACAGGTTTTATAGAATTAAAGCGTGATGCTTTAAATTCTGATATAGAAACTACACTTGAGCCTGCAGATGTAAATACAAATAGGAAAAGATTTTCAGTTGATAAGGTTTTAGGATCACTAATAACAGGAGATCAAGTAGAAATTGAAACTGTAGATGGCAGTAATTTAGAACTTGTTTCAGGCCATAATTTTCCTGACGTTAGACGATATATTCATATTGATGATGTTGGTGGGATAAGGCTTTATAATACTTTTGCTACTGCACTAGCTGGTGAAATTACAGATGCAATTACATTAACTGCACCTTCTTCTTCAAAAAATATTTTAATTAGAACAAAAAATAATAGATTTAGACCTTTAGCAAAGGTAACTGAATTTGAAATAACTACTAGTAGGGATACTGTTGATATTACACATTTAGGAGAAGAGTTTAAAAAGCAATATGAAAATGGTCTTATTTCTGGTCAAGGAACAATTCAAACAATTTGGCAACATAGGGTTTTTCAAAATGACACAAGGAATTTCAGTAGTCCTGATTTTCCTGTTTATTTAAGTCAGTTACTAGTTCGTATGCAGCAAGGTGCTGATTTTGAAGGGAGATTTTACATTTATCACGATCAATCGCAATCTACAAACAGCGTTTGGTATCAATCAATGTGTGTGGTTACAAATGTTGCAGTTAATGTACCTGCTACAGGATTAGTTGAAGCAAGAATAGAATTTGTCACTAATAGTGAAATCAGACTTCATAACGGAACTTTACCTTCATTTTTATTACAAGAAAATACTGATAGAATATTGCAAGAGGATGGCGAGGGTATTTTACTTGAAGAAACTTAAAATATTATTTATGATGTTCTTAAAAGTTATTTAGCATGGCTGATCTACAAATTACACAGTTACCAGAATTGGGATCAGCATCTTTACAAGCAACTGACCCGATAGCACTTGCGGATGTAAGTGCATCTGAAACTAAAAAAATAACAGCCAAAAATTTTGTGCAAGGTGCTATTGCTCTGGTAGATAACGCAACAGTACCAGCAACTAAATTACAATATCCATTATCAGCAGGGCAGATAGTAACAGCTACACTAGCTGACGAAGCAGTAACAAATGAAAAAATTACAGATGCAACAATTACAGGTTCAAAGTTGGTTTCAAATACTATAACTGCAACACAAATTGGACCTGCAGCAGTTGGAGCTAGTGAACTTGCAGATAACTCTGTGGATACAGCTTCAATAATAGACTTAAATGTTACTGCAAATAAATTAGCAGCAGATGCCGTAACGACTAACAAAATTTCCAACAGTGCTGTTACTTTTGTAAAAACAAATTTTTCTGACGGAGATATTCCCGGTGCAAAACTTACAGCAAATTCTGTAACAGCAACACAAATTGCTGCTAATGCAATTACCGCTAGTGAATTGGCTAATAATGCTGTCGATACTGCTTCTATAGCTGATGGTGCAGTAACAAGTGCAAAAATTGCATCACAAACAATTCTTTCTGGCAATATTGCTGCTAATGCTGTAGGTGCTAGCGAATTAATGAACAACGCTGTTGATACCGCTTCTATTATTGATTCTGCCGTTACTACTGCCAAAATTTCAAACTTAAATGTAACAACAGATAAATTGGCTGCTGGTGCTGTGATTGCTTCTAAAATTGCCAATGATACAATTACTGCTACTCAAATAGCGGCAAACGCTATTGGAGCTAGTGAATTAGCTGATGATGCAGTTGATACTGCTGCCATTGCAAATTCTGCTATTACAGATGCTAAAATTTCAACTGTTTCTGGCACAAAAATTACAGATGGCACTATAACAGCTGCAAAATTAAATACATCAAATATTGATAGATCATTAAATGTAGCTTCAGGTAATTTAGGTATTAATAATGCAGTAACAGGTGGGGCTTCTGCAATAAGTGGCATAACTTACAATGCACAAGGATTAATTACTTCAACAACTGCACTTGTTGGAACAGATTTACCTAAAGCCACTACTTCAGTTATTGGTGCTGTAAGTGTACCTAGTACTGGTGGTTTAGCTGTATCTGGAACTGGTGCTTTAACAATAAATAACACAATTACTGCCGCAACAATATCTGGCATATCATATAACGCTTTAGGATTAATCACACAAACTACAGCTTTAGTTGCTGGTGATTTGCCTGTAGCAACAACGACAGCTATAGGCGCAATGTCTGTACCAACCGCTTCTGCACCTCTTGAAGTAGATGGTGCTGGTGTTTTAACTCTTGCTGACAGTGGAGTTGCTGCTGGTGAATATACAAAAGTAACTGTTTCTACTCAGGGAATAATTACTGATGCAACAACTTTAGATGCGGCTGATATTCCAAGTTTACCTACCTCTACAATTACTAGTGGTACTTTTGGAACTTCCTTTATTGCTAATGACTCCATAACAATGGATAAAATAGCAAATTTATCTACTGGTTTTATACAAGAAGCATCACCAGATATTTCTGATTTACCAACAGGAGTTTTTTGGTTACAAGAATCAACAGGTCAATTAAGAATATTTAATGGCAACAGCTTTTTCTCTGTTGGTTTCGGTAGATTAGCGGAAGAAAACCTTAGGTTTTGCGGTACATTTAATGCTTCAAATGGAACAATCGTTACACTTACAGCATTTGGTACGTCAGCAGGTTTTACAGTAAGTAATGCTATTCCAGCAGGAACAGCAACATTAACTGGTGCTTACTTTGTCTGTGTTACTCCGGGCAACGGCACAGCAGTTGTATCAGCAACCAGCTTTGATGCTGGTGATTGGTGCTTATGTATGGGTGCTGATAATTGGGATCGAATTGATACTTTATCAGGACCCGGAAGTGTATCAGCTTTGAATGATTTATCAGATGTAACAGTTTCAAGTCCAACAACTGGCCAATTATTAGTACTACAGGCAAGTGGTCAATTTGCGAATGTTTCGGTAATAACTGGAGGAACTTACTAAATTCATGTATCCTTTAAGTAAGCAAAGGTAAATTATGACGATTCAAATTAAATTAAAAAATAGTGTTGTTCAAGATAGTACACCTAGCGCTTCAGATTTACCTGAGGTTGGCGAGTTAGCACTTAATGCAAATATAAATAGCATTGGTGGTTTTATGCGTGCCAGTGATAATAGTATTGTAAAAATATTTGGACCCGGATCAGTTAGCACACCTACTGCTACAACTACAGTTTCGGGTATTGCTGAATTAGCTACAAGTGCTGAAACAACTACTGGATCTGCTACAAATAGAGTTGTTACACCTGCTGGTTTAAATGCGGTTACAGTAGCAGAACGTACTACTTCAAATAATACTTATTTAGCAAAAGCTGGTGGTACTTTAACAGGAGTATTGGCTGCAACTGCTGGAAGTAATTCAGCCCCTGCTATTCATTTTGGTGATAGTGATAGTGGAATATTTGGTGGAACAAATACTGTAAGCCTTTCTGCTGGTGGTACAACAAGATTAACTGCTGATACTGGTATAAGTGTTGTTGGTACGTTAGCTGTAACAGGTGCTATTACATCTACAAGTGATTTAACTATTGCGGAAAAAATTATTCATTCTGGCGATACAAATACATTCATTTCATTCCCTGCTAATGATATTGTTGCCATAGATACTACTGGTAGCGAAAGATTAAGGGTTGACGGTTCAGGTCGTTTGCTTATAGGAATTACTACCCCTAGATCACCTGCCGATACAACTCCACGATTACAGGTTGAGGGTATAGATGCACCTTCAAGTTCACTTTCTCTTACAAGAAACTCTGCTAGTACTGGTGGACCTAAATTAATTCTTAACAAAACAAGAGGTACTGCTGTTGGGGCAGATACTGTTGTAGTTTCGGGAGATACTTTAGGAAGTATTATATGGGCAGGAAATGATGGAACAGATTCAGATAATCTTGCGGCAGAAATTCGAACTACAGTAGATGGCACCCCCGGAAGCAATGATATGCCGGGTCGTTTGACATTCAGAACAGCAGCAGATGGTGCTAATACAACTACAGAGCGTATGCGAATTGATAGTGCTGGCCGTGTCGGTATAAACGAAACTTCATTATCTTCTTTTAATTCTATTGGTGATGATTTAGTTATATCTCAAGCTAGTGGTAGTGCTGGAATAACTATTAGAAGTGGTACTACAAACACAGGTGTACTTGCTTTTAATGATGGTGCAAATACTAACTTTAGAGGAGATCTTAGATATGACCACAATGGTGATTATATGCGTTTTTCAACAAATGGTAGTGAACGATTAAGAATAGATAGTTCTGGTCAAGTAGGTATAGGAACCACTCCATCAGTTAATTTACATGTTAAAGACACAGCTAATGTTGAAATTAGGTTAGATGACAGTGGCCAATCTTATGCAAATTTTATTTACAATAATGGATCAGATTCAGATGATGCTTTCATTATTGGATGTGATGGCGGTAATACCCAAAACAATAGTCATATAAGGTTTTATGTAGATGGAAATAATGAACAGTTTAGAATTAGAACAGATGGAGCTAAATTAAATGATAATAAAAAAATACTGTTTGGTTCTAGTGATGATCTTGAAATCTACCACTCAGGTACCCACTCGCTTATTAAAAACACTACTGGAAACTTAATTTTACAAGACGACACTTACATTGTTTTAGAAAAGACAGATGGCGAAAATATGCTTGTTGCTCAAGGCGATGGCGGAGTAGATCTTTATTATAACGGAACCAAACGTTTCGAAACAAGTTCGGCAGGTGCTCAAATAAGTGGACATCTACAACTTGTTGGTAATCTTGATATGGATGACAACCATAAAATTTTGCTCGGAACTGGTGATGATCTTGAACTGTATCATGACGGTTCGAACTCAAGGATTGTCGATAGTGGAACTGGTAGTTTAATTCTTACTTCCAATCAAGTTCAAATAAATAACGCAGGTAATACTGAAGTACAAGCAAAATTTATAGAAAATGGAGCCGTTGAGTTATACCATAATGGCGGTGTCAAGCTTGAAACTTCTAATTTAGGCGTAGAAATAACTGGAACTACTAATTCAACAGTTTCCTCTGGTAGTGGTACTCTTTTTCTAGAAAGTACACATAATGATGTAATATGTGACGCTGCTGATGATTTTCTTGTAAGAGTACAAACTTCTGAAACTGCTATTCATGCTAAAGGCAACGGTGCCGTTGAGTTATACCATAATGGTACGAAAAAATTCGAAACGAGTGCGGCGGGAGCTGATCTGATAGGTAATTTATCAATGCCTTCTGGTAATGGTATTGACTTTAGTCTTGTTAGTGATGGAAGCAGGTCGGTAAGTACTGATGGGAATAAATTGGACGATTATGAAGAAGGCACATGGCAGCCTACATTGAAATTTGGAGGAGGTACAAGTGGCATAACTTATGGTTCAATTAGAGGAGGTACATATACAAAAATAGGTCGTCAAGTAACAGTTAATTTTGGAATAAAACTTACAAGCAAAGGTAGCTCTACTGGTCATGCAGAAATTCATGGACTACCTTTTTCAGCTGGTGACCTTATTACAGGTACAACAGTAGAAAATAATGGTGTTTGTGCTTTTTGGGATAATGTAGACCCAAATTTATATGCAATGTTCTTTCATACAAATGGAGATCATATTGAAATTAAAGTTATTCATGATGGCACAGATGCAGTAGATAAGATTGTAGATGCAACAGATAGTATAGTTTTTCAAAATGATACCTCATTTAGAGGGTCAGTTACATATTTTGTATAAATTTTAGACCGAAGCTAAGTCTATAAACTAAGCCTAAACCTGTTTTAATCGGAGATTAATCCTAATGGCATTAACTGAAGCAATTGAATACGACAAAATTGAAGTCGTAGGTATTTATAAAACTGTTCAGGTGAGAAAATCACTCGTTATAAAAAGAGATGGAGTAGAAATCCCGGGTTCTAGATCTTACCAAAGGTATGTTTTAAATTGTGGTACTTTAGACTCCTCTGATAATTTTGTAGATAATCCACTGACTACTGAACCAGATGAAACTACAGCAATACCAGATGAAGTAAAAGCAATCTGCAATGCTTCATGGACTACTGACGTAAAAAATCTTTATAAAGCAAAATTAATAGCAGACAAGTCCTTAGATTAACAGGTGTTAACCGTATTGCTGTTATACCATTCAACAGTTACACTTTAAAATAATTACAAATAATTTATGTCTAAACTTACTGACAGATGCGAAGAGCGTAAAAACGAAGCACAAGCTCTTGCAGATAAATTTAATGCTGCAAAAGCAGAAATTGATAAATTAAGAGCCGAAGCAAATGAAAAAGAAAAAGAAAATGCTATTGTTTATGAACAATTTATGGTAAAAAATTCTCAATATGCAGAATTACTTGGATTAGTAAAAGATGAAGAGTCTGCTGAAACTACAAGTGAAGTTATAGACTAATTAGT